CAAGCAGCACCTTCCTCTAACTCAAATCTATCGGAAAGTTCTACTTCTTCTTTCTTTACTGACTTGATGGGAACAGCAAAGCGATCCCATGCTTTCTCACCATAGGAGCATTCGCTTCTTGTCTCTGGTTTCTGGCAGAGCCTACAAAACTTTTTTTCATCTTCTTTTTTTTCTTCGTGCTTCTCTTGTAAAACCCTATCACAATCTTCCTTCATTTGCTTGTAGGATTTCTTCTTACCATTCTCCCATTCTTTTTTGAGTTTCTTTTCCATCGGTAGTAGGTGCTTGTAGTAATCAGGGAATTCGTAAACATGCTGAAGAGCAATTCCGTATGCCTCTTCGTGTGTGGTGACGTGTTCTCTTTCAATAGTGGAACCAATCTCTGCCTGACGTGTAACGTAGTCAAGCGAGACACCATGCTTTCTAGCAATTTCTTTTTCGGTAGGTACTCTTTTTTTCATGTCAGGTCGTAGTAAGAGATTGCGCCACGAATGTTTTTAGCAGCATTATCTAGTGATTTAGCAGCGATAGTTACAATCTCTGCTGTGCCATCTAGGTTTCTCGTGAGTTGAGTATCCCAGTTGTAACCATCCTCACCAGCACCAACACCACCAGATTGTTGTGTGGTTGCCACATAGAAGTGAGATGTCTGTGTGCCACCTGTAATAGTGGTAGCATCTGTATTGTATTCAATTCTTCCTTGAGAAGTCCAAGAAGTAGCATTCAACGTTCCGCCACGAATAATCACAACTTCAAAGTTTCCTGTAGCAGTTGAGAATACGTGGAATAGATCTGGAATAATGACAGCATCTAAATGAGTTGAATTCAACCTGAATGAAATGACTGGAACAAATCCAGTAGTCAAAGCAGAGATGTCAGCTTCTCTAGCTACAAATGCTCTTTTTACTTTCTTCTCAAATCCACCTTCGGAAATAACAGTATTACAAATCTGCTTCATCGTTGAAGATACACCAGTAGCAGCAGTATTTTCAATCTCCAATCTCAAAGGCAGAACAGCAGTTGTCATATAAGTTGTTGGATTGACATTATCATTGTGGAATGTATGGGCGATTGCCATTTTTCCATCAACAACAAATCCACAACGAACATCACCAACACCTAACCACTCAATATCCATCCAAAAGATATTTGCTTTTGAGATGTCTAGAGTTCTTAATGTAGGACCAGTCCCATCAAACTGATCTGTATTCCAATCTGCCTGTGCTATTCTTTGTTCTGTATAAGCACCAGATGTGAGTTTTCTACGGAGTACGATGTAATTTCCTGTACCATCATTCTCAAAGTAGATACCGTTGCTAGCACCAAAGTATCCAATCCTTTGACGGAGACCAGCAAGTTGAGCGTTGAAAACAAACGAGTTCATTACCAGCAGGGATTTACCAGGCTGATATGTGAATACTCTTTTGGTTTCTCTAACAACCTTATCGTTAAGAGCACCAGACACAATAAGTGATACTGTGCTTTCGTGAATGTTGTATTGCTTATCACCACCACCAGTCAGGGCAGTATCCCAATAAGTATTCTCTTCATAACGATGCTGACTATCAAAAAGAGTGACGGGATTAGCAACTCTACTTCTACCAAAAGCATCGGAAGCTGTGCCACCTGTGCCAGGATTGACGTTGCCATAGTTATCGGCAAGCATCACAACTTCAAAGTTGGTCTTTTCCTGTGGTAAGTAATCGTTGTAGTGCTTACTATACTGTGCCATTATGGAACCGCTGGGTAATTAGTTGTCTTCACATATGTGGATGTAATCTTTGCTCCAGTATAGTTATTGTTCCATGTAGCAAGCCATGGATATACAACATCGCTGGTTGAAGATGCAATCACCCCAGTATATAGATTGGCATACTGCCATTCAGATCCTGTCCAGGTTACTGTTTCATCTCCGTAAATGTAAGATGTCTTGCCATTTACTGATGATGCTGGTGCCATCTTTCTCCAACTTTGACCACCAACAAATCCAGAATTTGGATCTCCTGGTGTGTTGTAGAAAGGACCATCCATTAGAACCCATGCTGTAGCATCTGGTTCAGCAGCATTTGCTGGATCATCTTCGCCAATCTCACAATCATTAATTGGTTGATTGTTAATATCGTGTCGTTGATATGCTGCTGGAGTTCTTACTGTGTTGTCGGAATTCCTAGCTTGATATGTGCCAGGAGTTCTGGTTGTATTGTCAGAATTTCTGGCAACATAATCAGTATTCCAATCTTCATATGTAACAGTACTCCAACCCTCACAGTCATCAAATACAGTTACTGTAGTTGATCCTGGTTGGGGTGAAGCAACAGCATTATTAGTAGTATGTCTAACGTATGCCACTATTCGTCAACTTTATTTCTATTTATCTCCTTGAGCATTTTCTGTAGATCTGCCGTCGATCCAACAAACAGATTGTTGGTAGTACTACCTGTTTTTTGTTTAGTAGGAGCTTCTAAGTTCTTCATCTTCTGCTGAAGATCAATGAGTTTGTCTGTGGCGTCTGCTACTTGCTTCATAGCGTTCACAGCGACTTCATAAGCTCTAGGGTGCCCAGACTCCTGAGCAACCTCTAAAGCGCCATCTAGCGCCTCCTGGCCCTTGCTGAGCAATGAGTATAATTGTGCTCGTGTAAACTCATAATCTTTTTGTTGATCATCCTTCTCTTCTTTTTTTGGAAGAGGTGGTTTTGCTGGTTCAATATCTTTTGATTCAACTTCGATATCAAAGATATCTTCCATGTTATCTTCAAAGGTACTCATAGAAGTTCAATTCCCTCGTTAAATCCAAAATCATCTGTAGAAATAATTAGCTCGTCATCAGCAACATTAATAACACCGTCATTATTTTTATCTACTAATGCCTTAGGTGAATATGTATAAGCAGCTGTTCTCTTATTTGCTGCCAAGTCTCCATATGATTCGTATACGATAGCTTTTCTGATAATACCGCTAGTTGAATATGGTCCGTAAATATAAGACTTAGCCGTAAAATTTAAAGTCCAAATAATACTTCTTCTATTTAAAAAGTCTTCATCCCATTCATCTTCGTGATTGATGTTGTTTAATACAATAGCAATATCTTTCTTTTCCTCCATGTCAACAATCATGTTTAGAGTAATGTTGAAATTTGGTTGGAAAAATGGTAAGATCTGTTCTAAAATTTGTAAACCATCATCTTGATTCTTGGCAATAATGCCAAGTTCGAACTCCATGTCGTATGGAACTGGAACGTATTGAATTCTTAATTCAGATCCATTTTCATCTACAGTAGTTCTGTATTTTTGAACAGGACTAGTTTTTCTAGCAGAATCATATGTAATACCAGTCATTTCAAAATAAAGACGTGGTAAAGTAATCGCTACGTTTTTACCAGCTCCAGCATTTGGGTTTTGCTCTAACCTAGTTAGAAATTTTTGTTTTGGTCCATATGCCAAAGGAACTTTTTGAACCTCTAACACATTACCAGTGCTAGGATCCTTTTTCTGTAATTCAATATTATTGAATAAAGTACCAAAACCAATTACTGTTTTACGAATTGCTTCGTTATAAAAATACTGACCTAACATTATAGAGACCCACTAAAATTACCATACTCGCCAAATGGGTTTCTTTCACCCCAATCAACTAAACTATCAGCTTCTTCTTCGATCTCATAATTTTGATCGTATTCGCTGTTAGTATTATTTAGAGTGCTAAACGTACCCACTACCCATACAGCGCCACTATCATCTCCTGTCAATCCTTCTCCAGTGGCAAAAGTTCCTTTTCTGTTAACAACTTGAAGAATTCTAGTTGCTGGATTCCAAGATTTAACTTCTGCTTCTACTCCAGTAGTAGTTCCAGTTACAGTTTCTCCTACTGTAAAATCTCCAGATCCACCTACACCCATAGTCAAAGCAATTGCTGAACTATACATCGTTTCAAATTCATCAATTTCAGCAACTCCTGTAGAAATGTCATCACTACCAAGTTCATAAATTTCAGCAGTCATTGTATAGAACTGAATTTTTCCAAACTGATAAAAAGGATCTTCTCGTTCTACGAATTTAATCTCATACAAATCTTGTGTTAATGGAAAATATAACAGGTCTCCTTCATTAGGTCTTCCAGAAACATTCAAGTTATACGATTCTGAAGCTTCATCCCATCTACGAGTAGATACTCTAAATTTAACTTCATCAGTAATACGCAATCCAAACTTACTGATAAACTCGGATGTATCTCCAAATCCTTCTACGTTTTGTAAAAGCATTTCTATTTGAAATTGAGATTCAAATTTAGAATAAATGATATCATCGAGTGTGTAATCTTTTAGTATAGTTCTTGGCATATAATAGATATCCGTTCCAAACAGTTTAATCTGTTCGTCAACAAGATCTTGATAGAGATCTTGTTCGCCAGAATATCCGCCGTAATAACTTGGAAAGTGAGGACTAGTAGGCATCTTATCCGATCATATCCATAGGTGGTAATGAGTATTTGTCCAACATATCCGCTTCTAATTGTTGAACTTCGTTATTTCCATCTTCCCAAATTTGACGACCATTTAAAGTGACGCCACCAGGAAGTTGAACATTATTATACTTTATCAGATTAGCTCCCCATTGTCTTTTCATCAAAGCGGTAGTATATCTTTTGAGGAAACTATCATTATAAACCTGAGAATAATCTGCTGGATCAACAGCTCTCCAGCAGTCTATTAATAAGTAATTGCCTGGGACAATTCTGGATGGATCTATATCAATATATAAACGATCTTGTCTTTTGGTAAATCTAAACTCAACCAATGCTCCACTGTTTACAATTAAGTCTAGAGTTTCGAAGTATTGTCTAATCATATAGTAATTTGTCATATCAAAATTACCAAAAGCAAAACCTGACGAGAAAGAAAAAATATCCATCAAGAAGTATTGATTACTTAAACCAAACAAATCGTTTCTAATCCAGTTGGAAGAGACCCCAAATACTTTTTGAATACCAAATACATGATCTGGCACTTGAATATAATTATTTCTATTTTCCCACTCATCTCCATTAGGAGCAACAGTTGTCACATCAGAACTAGTAAACCTTGTTTCATCATCCGTAGTAATCTGATGCTTTAAATACATTCTTTCCAAACCATCAAAATGATGCTCATTGTAAAATTGAATTGCGTCGTCAAGAATATCACTTACTTGAGCATCATCAATATTAATCTGTAAAACAGGAGCTCCTAATTGACGTTTACAGTAATCAATTAGTTCCTGTCTTGAAGATGGCTTTGCCATTTATCTAGATACAAAAAATCCCTACTTCTATTTAGGAAGTAGGGATTTGATCATTCTGCTGGAGTTTCTTCGCCAGATTCAGTTTCTTCTGGTGGATTTAAAAGTGCTAGAGTTTCTAAACCGCCAACTAGTTTAAGCTTGTACTCTTTCGCTTTGGCAAGATTTTCTTCTAGATCGGCAATTTGTTTATCGGTTGTAGCAAGTTGCTCTTCAAAATTTTTCTTGAGAGTTTCAGTATCCATTTTATTGATATAAAATTATAACGACTTAATTATTTATAATGTGTGAGTGAAGTATACCATTGTGTGTCGAATATTATTTATCCATTTTGAAGTAATAGATGAGGCATGATGAACAGATCCGTCGTAAATGATTAATCTGTTATATTTTGCTGGCAAAAATCCTATCTTAGAAACATCAGATTTTTCCACCCAAGCTTGGGGACTTTTATGAAATCCAGAACCATTAAACATTACTGTACCATCTTCTTCATCATATTCTCGGTTTAAATACGTAATGGAAGCAATTGTTTTACTTCCATCTTCGTGTGGTCCATAATAACATTGACCATATTTGGAATATGACTCTTCTGACATTGTAAATATATTATTTGACAAAGGAAATAATTTTTGATTTGGGTCTATATCAATTGCTAAATTAAAACATTTAATAATGATATCTTCTATCACATCCATGAATAATTGTTTTTCATAAAAAATGAAGTGTGATCTACCATCATAATATTCTGTGCCGTTAGCATCTACATTATAAACTCCTTGTAATTTTACTGTGGGAATTTTTAAAGCTGCTTCGTGAATTTTATCTGGATATGTCCAAAAATCTTCTATGACTAAAAAATCTCCCCACGAAGAGTTATAGACATTAACATTGAAATTATTAATCGAAAATAATTCTGGTGTTATTAATAGTGGCAAATTTGAATTGATCATACAAATCTTGGACCCATAACCCATCCGACTAAAGATTTTCTACAACCACTTTTTATTTTTTTTACTCGATGTCTTAATGAGCTGTCAAAAACAGTAATCACTCCTCTTTCTTTTGGGATAGTAATTAATTCATTAGTAGCAGACGATAAAATCTGTACCTCTCCACCTTCATATTCACTTGGATCTGATAATTGTAAAGTAAATGATAATTTTCTTATAATACCATTTGGATCTGGCTTACTACTATCATTATGCCAATTATAATATTCTCCTTCGGAGTATGAGGTGTATTGTATTCCATCCCCATCAAAATACTTTATATCATAATTAAAATTATCTTCATTCGCCAAAGAAATGAAATAATAGCAAAGAGCACCGATCCAAGTACTGGCTGGTATAAATTTTATTTTACTTTTTCTAATATCTAGATTAATTTCTCCACCAGCAGATCCATAATCCATAGTGTTTTCGGAAACATCAAAAGTTTCTTTTATTTCTTTTTCTATGATATCCACCATTTCTTTAGGGAGACCCGTATTAAACCAATACATATCAAATTTTTCTGTTATAGAATTGAATTTAAGCATCACTATTCTCCATAAAAGTGTTTAATATTTTTTGAATTTCAACATCACCTTCGTACCCAGAATATTGAAATACCATTGTTATTCTTCCAATGTCTTCCATTAAAGAAGTTGGTGGTCGAGAACCATGATACATGTAAGTGGGTGATATAACTATTCTTCCTGGTTTAGGAATTACTGAAATTGTAAAGTCTGGATTTGGATCTCTTGAAAAATATGTTTCTCCTCCCCAATGAAATTCCCATCTATCATTTAAATAAACAATAAAACTAATTCCATAATCATAATCAGCATCTTTGTGAGTATCACAAAAATCAATCTGCCTAAACATATTGACTAGAACTCTATCAAAATTTGGAATATTGAAAGAGAAAGACTCTCTAAATTTTTCCATGATATCTTTGATAATGTCGTCATCAATTGACAAATGGGCAGTAAAACTAGAAACTCTTTTTGTTTGATCGTTAGTTAGCTCGTAACACTTTAGAGAGTACGCCCACTTATTTAAAAAGATGATTTCTTCTTCTGTAAAAAAATCATCAACAATAATAATATCTTCAATAAAATTAATTTTCATTACCGTATACACTCCTGAACCAACCTGTCAAAATATACTTGTCTTGAGTGAATACTGTATTTCCTCTATGTAAATGGGTATAAGCAGCTGGCCATAAAACTGCTGTACCAGCTGTCGGTCTTATTCTTAATTTCTGATGAAAAAATTCTGTCTCTGCTTCTCCTTCTGGCATATCATTTAAGTAAATCATCCATGTTACATGGCGACTATTAAATATCTGAGAACCATCCATTCTTTCTGTATGCCACACATGATATCCTCCACCTGGAGGAGTTTTTTGCATTTTAATTTCTGTAGATGTTAATCTAGATGTATTTAAATCTGGATATTCTTTTGAATAAAGATTGTAAGCTTCTTGAAGATGATCGTAGCAAACATCTGATAATTCTGAATCTAGTATATTTACAAATACAGCGGTATCATTTCTGCCTGTTTTCCCAATATTGAATTGCTTATCTCCAGCAGAAATTATACTATCTGGTAAGATTTCTACTGAAGAATTTGTGCCAAAATTTGTTTTTTTGTCGTTGATGATATGTTCAAACCATCTAATATATTCATTACATATTTCTTTGGGCATCAAATTTTCAAATAATCCAATATGGTCAATAATTTTCATACTTAATTAAATCTCCAAATATTATTTAGGTTAGTCCAGAAACAGATCCAGTATAAGAATAAGTATAAGTTTGATTTGCTCTAATAGCTCTACCAGCGGCTCCCCCAGCATTACCTGCTCCTGCTGTTCCCCAATCTCCTCCAGAAGATCCAGTATTTCCAGCTCCTCCTGGATTCCCAGGATTTCCGCTATTTCCTTGTGCTCCAGAATTACCAGTAGCTCCTCTGGATCCAGAGTTGCCAGCAGCGCCAGCAGCACCATTATTTCCTGGGTTTCCTGGATTACCACTGTTGCCATTATTTCCTCTAGCAGAAACAGTTTCACTATTTTGTGAACAGCTTGTTCCAGTTCTTCTAATAATTCTTCTTGTCCAAGATCCTGCCGTTCCTGTATTGCCAGCACCCCCAGCACCGCCGCCCCCTCCAGCAGTAGCTCCAGTTCCAGCAGTACCAGCAATACCAACAGATCGAGTCCATGTTGTAGGAGAAGCAGATCCAGCGTTTCCTGGACTACCAGCATTACCAGGATTTCCTGCGCTTCCATTAGCGCCAGCATTACCAGTTAAAACACCAGATTGATAGTTATATCCTCTACCAGCTCCCCCAGAACCGCCAGCACCTCCTGCTCCTCCATTTCCAGCAGTTCCTCCTCCACCGCCTGTTCCTCCAGCACCACCAGGACCACCTAATCCATTTTGACCTGGATTTCCAGAGTTGCCTGCATTTCCTCTTGCTCCAGCAGCTCCAGCAGTTCCGCCATTTCCTGTAGCAGTTCTAGATCCTACGTTTGAAACTGTTTGTAAATTTCTTCCACAAAAGTTAACTCTGTCGTATCTATAAGTAGTTCTATCTGGTCTAGTTAAAGATACGGGATTTCCTGCTGTTCCAGCAGATCCAGGATTTCCATTTGCTCCCGCACCTCCTGGATTTGCTCCAGTTCCAGCAGCACCAGTAGCTCCAGTATTTCCATTTGCTCCAGTATTTCCATTAGTACCAGCAGTTCCATTAGAACCAGTATTGCCACCAGTTCCACCTCCACCGCCTCCACGAACGGCACCAGTTGAACCAGAAACTGTGTATCCAACAACGGAAATTAAAATAGCATCACCACCAGGATTTCCTGCTCCACCACCAGAGGCTCCACCAGTTCCGCCAGCACCCAACACAGTACCATTGTTTATCTGAACATTAACATTTCCAGCAATAGTACCTGTTCCAGAAGATACAGCAGTATTACCTGTTGTCGAAGCCCCAACAGTACCACCAATAACAACACGTTTTGGAACAACTTTGGAATAATTTCCATTCCATTGAGTCAATCCAGAGATAACAACATCAGTATCAGTTCCAGACTGTGTAATTACAGATTCTTTAATAGTATTTCTATAATTACTAGCTTTTATATTAGCATTTGTTGTTGGAACATTGGCATTTTCAGTAGCATCATAAATGTATGGTGCTGCTGTTGTATTAGTTGTTTTTCTTTTTAATTCGCTGTATGAGATTGAACCTGATGTTACTCCTTTATAAGTGTTTCTTAAAGCACCTAAGGAAATAGCACCAGATCCAAAATTAGTTGTGGTGCTGGACGTAATAGCCATATTACTTATTCTTTAATGACTGTACTTCTTCTTTGAGTTCTTTAATAGCTTCAATTAGTAGTGGAACTAATCTTTCATACTGAACGGCAAGATATCCATTATCTCTTTCAGTTACTGCTTCTGGGAGAATTTCTTTAATTTCTTGAGCAATAACACCAACTTGACGCTTTGTAATATCTTTGCCTTCGGCCAACTCATTCCAATTATATTTAACACCAGAAATTTGTGTTACCTTATCTAGGGCGCTATCGATAGTTTCAATATTTGTTTTTAATCTAATATCAGACGAAGCAAAAGCAGTAATATCATCAATACAAGAGAAAGCACCTGTATTGCTAATCCAAGCAACATCTGTAGCACCTCTACGGAATCTCACAACTTCAGTAGAATCTGCTCCAGCATTAACATACCATCTATTACCATTATATTCTAATTTACCTTCTCCATTAGCAGCATCACCTGTAGATGATGTAGTATTTGTTTGACGGAATGAAGAAGCATTGCCTAAACGCAATACACCAGAAGAATAAGTTAACTGAGCACTAGCACCTAAACCACCAGGAGTAGTACCATCATGATATTGAATTTGGCCAGAAGAACCGCCGATTGGGAAGTTAACCCATTCTGGAGCAGAAGCAGCTTGTCTTAAATATTGACCAGCAGTTCCTTTTGCCAAGAATGATGTGGCATCCCCGCCAGTTTGATATGGGATGCTACCAGCACCACCGCCAGCAATATTAGTTGCCTTTGTTGCCGATGAAGCATTACCAGATAGTGTAGCGGTAATAGTACCAGCAGAGAAGTTACCTGAAGCATCTCTAGCAACTAGGTTTGTATTGCCAGATGTTGAAGCAGTAACATTAATAGTTCTTGCTGTACCACCATCAAATGTAGTGCCAGCGTCATAGCTTAAGTAAGTTCCTAGAGATAGAGCAGCAGATGTGGAAGAAGTAATTGTAATGTTGGATGTTCCATCAAAAGCAACACCATTAATATTTCTAGCCGTTGCTAGCTTAGTAGCACTTGAAGCATTACCAGTTAATGTAGCAGTAATAGTTCCAGCGGAGAAATTGCCGCTTCCATCTCTTTTAACAAGAGTATTATTGACGTTAAGCGTAGAAACTGGATTGTTGCCTTCATGGTGTACTTGATACTTAGTTGAACTACCTACAGACCAACCACCCCAGAATAGGTCATTAGTACCACCATCAAGACCAAAGTAACCAGCGTAATCTCCAGATACATGGAATGTAATGAAGGCATCTCTACCAACAGTATCATTGACAATTGTAAGAGTCTTATTACCAGAACCAGAACCTTGATCACCAGAAGCTGTATTGATAACAACTTTATTGCCAGCGAGGAGAGTTAGATCTCCTGACATCGTATCACCAGACTTCAATACGTTTAGAGAAGCGGCACCAGTTAAGGAAGCAGTGATTGTTCCAGCGGCAAAGTTACCAGAACCATCACGCTGAACAGCAGTGCTGGCATTGTTTAGAGAAGAGAAGGTAATATTACCAGCGTTCCAAACTACGTTGCTGTTTAATGTGAGAGCATTAGCATTAGAAGCTAGAATATTTAATGTTCCACTACCATTAGTTGAGTTGCCGCCAGAAACAGCAAGACGTACATTATAAAGACCAGCAGGGGAACTGCTAGATCTAAAGTCAATAACAGGAACAGAAGCAGTTCCATCAGTTCTACCAAGAGATAGTCTGGCAGTACCAGAAACTGATTCTAGTTTAGCTACATCAAAAACACCAGCATAGTTACTGATATTATAGTCATTAATAATTTCATTGGTTTGTGTATTGCCAATTCTGTAGGCAGCAGCAATATTACCAGAAATTAATCTACCAGTAAGGATAGTATAATCTAAAGTATCATCGATATTATTTGAAGATGTTACATTAAGGAGTTCAAAATCACCAACTTTAATACCAATAGAATCAAATAAGTCGATCGTTAATCCAGAAACAAATGGTGCTTCCGACAAAATTTTTCCAGAAATATAAACATCATAGAATGTTTGGGCGATATAAGATTGTATTCCCAAACTATCGTTGACATTTGTGGATCTTAAATATGATGAAATATGTGAAGGACCAATAATACCAGAATTGATATTGTAACCATTTTGGTAGAAAGTACCCTGTCTACCATCGAGAAGGTCGGCATCCATTCCAGTGCCAACACCATCATTAATTGAGGTCCAAATTTTAGCCCAGGTGCTGAACGAAGAAACCCCAGAACCAGAACCACGAATCCAGAGGTTGTTATTGTCAGTGAAAGCTAGCTGTCTTACACCACCACCAGATGTATCAGAACCAGTACCAAATTGTCTGAATGTAATTACACCGTGTCTTGTACCACCATCAGCAAGACCATCAGCGGTGTTGTTTCTTGTATCAGCAACAATACCTTCGTTGAATGTGGAAGGAGATGGAGAAGATGATGGGTTATTGACACTGGTTGTTAATCTTAAGGTATTAGCCGACTGACCAGAAATATCAATACCATATAAACCACTACCTAACTTATCTGGACTGATGGATAGATTAATTAGATTCTGACCATCTCTATAGTATAGACCCTGCTGACCATCTAGTAAGTCGGCATCGAGACCAGATCCAGTACCAGTTTTAAGTTCTACTGAACCATCACCTGATGTTCCAATGTTAAATTGGGACTTCTTAAATCTAGCAACACCAGTGTTGCCATATTCGTTTGCCTCAAGTGTCTTAGCATCTACACGCTTAATATCAATACCAACGTTAGCAAAGTTCTTAACACTAGTATTTTTCTTAGCCTCAAGAACAGCATTAGCACCCAAACCAAGCTGTGGTGGCAATTGAGTAATGGAGAAATCTGCCGAGTATCCAGTACCGCCACTAGTTACTAGAGCAGATGTGACGCTTCCGCCAACTACAGTAATATTTGCTTTTAATCCAGATCCAGTTCCGCCAGATATTGCTGTATCATAATAAACACCATCTGTATATCCAGTACCACCAGCAGAAACTAAAATTTTATCTACAAAATTACTTAAAGTGAGTGTGGCATCTAATAGAACTGGGGATTCTGGTCTTACAAATTCGATAATAGTATTTTGAGTAATTAATTGAGTTACTGAAGTGGATAAAATTACCGTTGTGTAAGAAACATTATTTACAGTGGTTACAAATGTATTTGATACAGTAGTACCAGAAGGAATTCCTGGGGCTATTACCACATGACCAATTAAAATTTGTGTGTTTAATTTAAATTGGAGAGTATTTTGGTTTGCTGCTGTTTGATCTGTGGTAAAATCAAAATACCTTTCTTCCGATGGCTTGATTGATTGTACAGCAGAGGCATAAGAAGAATCTCCTCTCAAGAAAGTAAAGGAGTTTGCTTCTCCAGCGTTACCAGCAAGTCTGGAAGAAGAAATAATTCCAGAAGTAATATCCTGTGCTGAAATTGAAGAGGTTGAAAGTGATACCCAGTTATTTGGATTGGTAGCGGAAGTATTAACTGTTCTTATTACAGGAACAGTAATTGGCGAAACGTTTGTAGATTGAATTGTATCTACATCTGAAATTTTAATATTATTAACAATATCGACGTAAATTCTGGATTCAATTAAACCAACAGCTTCTGCTTGTGTTCCACCAACACCAGGAGCAGAGAATGTAATGGATGGAGCTGAAGTATAACCAAAACCACCTTTGTAACCATTGTAATCTACAATTGTTACAGTAACTACTTTACCATTAACAACAGTACAAGAAGCAGAAGCAGAAACTCCTCCTGGTTGTTCTGGAGCTGTAATAGAAACTGAAGGTGGATTTAAATCGTCATACCCAGCACCTTGATTAGTGATATTGATTTTGTAAAGAACACCTTGGCGATATTCTGTAATCTCTCCTTGACCAGTAGAAAGATTACCAGTAATAAATGCTCCAGTAGAAAACTCTAAATTAGTGTTTACAGAAATGCCAATAAATTGACTTTCTAAGTCATTATTTAAAATGTATGACGTAGTTGTTCCAGTTTCAATAGCAATATCACCAGCAAGTGGACCTTCTAAAGCAAGTCTTTCTGCTGTAGTTGCAACCGTAAATACATTAAATGGTCTTAGAGCTGGAATCTGATCGAGAGAAATCTTACCAGAATCAGTAAGTTCTACTAGGTTTCTTGGAACAGCATTAGTTGAATAAGGCTTGTTTAGATATTGTCCGAGGTTGTTAGAAATGTAATCCTTAACAGCTTTTTGTGTTGGAATCTTGCTATCAGAAGCAAAGTTTCCACCAAGAGTATTCGAAGCATCAAATCCAGTAACAACAACGTCACCACCTTTTAGCTTAAGGAATTCAACTTCTGAGATCGAAACTGTACCAGTAAAGGTAATATTACCAGTTCTGTTTTCAATCTTAGCAAAATAACCTACCTTAAAGTCGCCAAGTTCGTCAGTACCAGAAGTATAAACACGACCATAAGCCTGAGATACTTGCTCTAGAGCTTCGTTCTTAACACCACCGTTTTCTGGTAAAGCGTTGTAATCATTACCAGCACCCGCGTATTCCCATGTATGTGAAGATGAGTTAACAATAGAAGGTCTGTGTAAACGAATTTGCTTACCTACAAGCTCGGCATTGCCAACAGTAATTGGCTGACCATTGCTCTTTCTTTGAAGAAGCATTGCTTCGTTAATATCAATAGTTGATGTGAAAGGAGGACCAACTGTAGTTAATCTTACGTTATCGATGAAGTATTCGATAGCAGAATCTTGATTTTCGTAATCAGCAAACTTAACAATGTAGTGCTCAAGAGGCTCTCTTCCAAGACCACCTACTGTAAATACAGTTCTACCAGTAGCTGTTGTGGTTACATTAGTAATTGTACCGATGTCAAAAGAATATGGTTCTTTTCTATAACCTCTTGCTCTTAGAGCATATGTACCGAAGTTAGTCGCTGAGTTAGTAATCGAAGCATAACCACCAGTATCGGCATACACGCCATCTTGAGCAAATAGAACGAATACCGAAACTAACTGAACATATCCATCATTAATAATTTTGTAACCAGTACCACCAAAAGAAATGATCGTGAACTGGGCAGCAACCATTGACTTACCCTGATTAGGATAAGTAGCTTTTGGTATGTCATTACCAATCGCTGGATTTAGACCTGGGCGTGGGCAGTTTGGTTGACGTATTTTATCTCCGTCAACTTCACAACCACCACCGCCAAGGAATGAAATTACAGAAGCGTTTTGAATATATGGTGATGCTTCAATAAAGGGAAGATCTAAGTAGATAGCATCTACGTTAACTCTCTTATTATCAGCATCATAAATTGTATTTTCTGGATATACAATTGTTGGAGTATACAGAGTGCCATAGCTCTTAGGAACTACAGTACCATTAGCAAGAATATCATCAAGAATACTAAATGATGTTGTGATTGCTGTAGCGACATTGGCACATGTTGGGAGATTGGTGTCAACAATTGTAGTGGAATCGATGAATTGTGGAGCGGTAGCAAATTCTGGAACATAAACAATTCCAGTCCCATCTCCAGTTTTCCAATTTCTCATCGCTAGGATAGCGAGATCTCTGGCTTTAGTAAATGCTTGTCTGGTTGGTTGTAACTCAGCTTGTGGAATGCCAGTTAAAGCGTTTCCTGTATAGTAAGATTCTCCAGAACTAACGATACCAGCGTTGCCGCCAAGAATTAAATCTCTTCTTAAAGCACCAAGAACATAACCAATATCTCTACGGCACTTGATTGTTGTTGTAGTTAAGAAATCACCTTCATTGACAGCAGGAAGTGAATTGAGATTTCCAGCAGCAATAGCGGTAGTAGCAATAGCAATAAGAGTGCCAATGCTATTACGTACATCAATACAGGAATCTGGATTGTTGTTATTGTTTAGTTCTCCTTCAACTCCATAACCAAATTCTGTTGGTAGATAACCAGGATTTGGATCTCCCGTAATAGTTAAATCTCTTTCATTTAGCTGGTTGGTTACAGCTAATCTCATTACATCTCTAGCCTTATTGAAGGCAGTAATTGACTGGGAAGTTTCTCCAACTAATCCATTTGAAAGAGGAATTGTGTTGGTTAAGAAATATCTCTTAGTAGCTCTAATTGTATTCTTGTTACCACCGTCATAAAGGTCAGAAGCAACAGCGTCAACGATGTAACCAATATCTCTACGGCACTTGCTTTCGCTAGCAAAATAAGTAGTAGCAGTTTCAGCAGGTAGACCAGTTAAGTTGCCAGCAGTAATTCTGTCTGTAATGAGAATGGTGGAGTTAGCAATTGCTGTTTGTACATCAGAACAAGCAGTAGAAGCTGTATTAGATACGTTTCCTCCTCCACCGCCATAGTTAGCAGGACCACTGGTGACGGTAAGATCCTTATAATATAGACCGTTATAAACGGCGATCTTCATCATATCTCTTGCTTTGTTGAAAGCAACTACAGATTGCGCCTCTTCTCCCAGTAAACCATTTGAAATTGGAGATCCACTAGTGAAATATTGTTGAACAAACTTTCTGGAATACTTGTTGCTTCCTGAGAATAGATCTAGGGAAATAGCATCGACAAAGTAACCAATATCTCTACGGCACTTGAGATTACCACTTGCTTTTCTTACAGCAGGAAGACCTGATGTATTACCAGCTTGAAGTGTTGAGGTTAAGATAGCAATCAGGTTGCTAACAGCAGTTCTAACATTAGCACATGAAGCTTCACTAATGTTGGATAGAGTATCTGGATCTGCTGTAATGGTTGTATCCTTAACATATAGCTGGTTTGTTAAAGCTTTATTCATCCAGTCTCTTGCTTTGTTGAAAGCAACAATAGACTGTGATACTTCACCATCCAATCCATTTGTTAATAGAGTGGTAGCATTTTCAAAGTATCTGAGAGTGTAATCAATAATTCTTGAATTACCACCTGTTTGGATATCGTAAGCAACAGCGTCAACGATATAACCGATATCTCTACGGCACTTAGCTTCTCCAGCAGGAGTTACACTAGCACCTGTGGTGATTGTTGGAAGAGCATTAGCGCCATTGATATTACCAGCAAGTAATCTCGATTGAGCAATAGTAGCTAATGTTTCTACTGCTGTTTGTACATCAATACAAGAAGCAGCGTTTCCTGATTGTAAAACCGCAATATTAACACCAGGAACACCATAAGAAGCAGGACCAGCAGTTAGAGTGAGGTCTTTAATATAAAGCTGATTGGTTACAGCTTTCTTCATCATTTCAACTGCCATAGTGAAAGCAGTATCAGCTTCTAATTCTTCGCCAGATAGACCATTAGCAATCTTGATGCCTGTCGATGGGTTAAAGTATTGCTTGGTAAATCCTACAGTAAACTGATTTCCTCCATCATAAATGTCTAAACCAATAGCATCAACAAAGTAACCAATATCACGCTTACACTTAGCTTCTCCAGCAGTTACGAAAGAATCGCCAGTAGTTGGTGTCGGTAAAGCATTAGCTCCATTGATATTTCCAGCAGTGATTCTACTAGTAACTAAGGTAGTTAATGTTAATAATGCTGTTTGAACATCAGTACAAGCAGCGGGATCGGTATTAGATACATTTCCTCCCCCACCGCCATAAGTAGCAGGACCAGCAGTTACACTAAGATCTGTATATGCTAATTGGTTGGTTACTGCTAAAGCACATTGCTCCCTGGCTTCGTTAAAAGCAAATACTGATTGAGCTTCTTCTCCAACCAAACCATTAGAAATTGCAAGACCACTACCATCAAAATAAAGTTTTGTGAAAGCAATTGTATACTGGTTACCACCAGTTGCCATGTCTAAAGAAATAGCATCGACGAAGTAACCAATATCACGCTTACACTTAGTATTATCTCCACCAGGAACAGTAAATCCAGGATACTGTGCCTGCATCGAATCGAACGCAGCATCAATAATCTGTGTTCTATTCTTCTGGATTAAACGATAACCATCTTTAAATCTTGATCTGGCATTAGTTTGAGCATCGCCAGGATAGTAAAAATCGGGATAATCTACAGCAATTTGTGCTGCTGCTCTATCGACAATTTCCTGGCGGTTTTGCTGAATTAATCTATAACCATCCTTGAATCTTGATCTAGCAGTTGTTTGTGGATCGTTTGGATAGTAGAAATCGGGGAACTCAATAGCAATTTGAGCAGCCGCTCTTACCTTAATTTCTTCTTTGTTTGCCTTGATTAGATTGGCAGCATCATAGTATCTGCTTTGATAATCTCTGGATATATTTGGAAGTCCAACTAAATTACCAGCATTCAATCTCGTAGTAATAATTGCCGTTAGGTTAGCAATATATGTTTGTACATCAGAACAAGCAGTTGGGTCTGTATTAGGTACAGTAGTTCCGCCCGAAGCATAGATAGCAGATCCAGCAGTAACACTAGTATCGGTTACTCCTAATTGGTTAGCAACCGCTTTCTTCATCTCATCTCTTGCCGAATTGAAAGCAAGAACTGATTGAGAAATTTCTCCTGCCAATCCATTAGTAGTTAAACTACCAGCATTATCAAAATATTGCTTTAAGAAAGCAATCGAATTTGAATTTCCGCCTAAGAATACATCAAGTGATACAGCATCGATAAAGTACCCAATATCACGCTTACACTTAGTACCATCTGTATCAGCAGGAATAGAACCGCCAGAGGCAGTATAGGCAGTATCAATAATAGCAGTTTTGTTTTGTTGAATTAAACGATAAGCATCAGCATAACGTGAACGCTCATTAGTTTGTAAATCACCTGGATAATAGAAATCTGGATATTGTACAGCGATCTCGGCAGCAGCTGTATCAATAATAGTTTCCTTATTCTTTTGAATTAAGCGATAAGCATCGTTATATCTGCTTTGAGCATTAGTTTGAGTATCCCCAGGATAATAGAAATCAGGATGCTCTACAGCAACTTCTGCTAAAGCACGATCAAGAATTTCTTCTCTATTTGCTTTAATTAAATTAGTAGAATCTTTATATCTAGCAGCAGAAGCATTAGGACTAATGAATAGCTCTGGATAAGCATCTTCAATATATCTTGAAGTTTCTTGCTTAATAAACTCTTGGTTTCTAGCGATAAGGTAGCTAGCTTCTACAAATCTATCGGTTTGATTATTAGAAATAATAGCAATGAATAGATCGGCTAAGTTATTAATAGCAGCTTCTACGTTAGCACAATAAGGCCAAACGGAATCAATAGTTACATCTGGATCATAATATCTGGAAATATTAGAGAATTGAGGAGCATATAGATCGCCAGCTTGATTGATTCTCCATCCTCTCATAGCAAGGACAGATAGATTTCTAGCAATATCAAATGCTCTAATTGTTTCCGAAAGTTCGGTAGCAATATAACCAATTCCTGTTCCTAAGATATAATATCTGGCAGCTTCAATGGTGTTGTGGTTTCCACCATACTCCATATCACGAAGCACAGCACTTACAAAGTGACCAATATCCCTAATACACTTTGCTTCGTTTGGATTGGTAAATTCTGGGAACTCGGCAATAACTTGCTTGTAAGTTTCATCTTTGATAAACTCAAGATTATTCTTAATTAGATTTCTAGCATCTTGATATCTTCTAGAAATATAAGGAGTTGCTTCAAATTTGTTTGGTGAGTTTAAAAGAGATAGAGTTACATAATACGATACTGGAGAAACTGTAGCATTTGCTGGAGTATAATTGCTGTCAGTAAACTCAGGCATGTTATCTTTAGGGATAACAAATCTTCTTGATCTAGAATCCTCATCAATTAATACACCTACTTTATCTAAATCATAAATTCTTTGAATGCCATTTAAGTTTGCTAGTTCTGGAGGTAAACCAGAAATTAAAACTTCTTGACCTTCGTGGAAATCATGAATATTATCTACACCTTGAAGTTGGTTTGTGTAGAAAATAATACCACCAACTTGAGCTTGTTGGGAAGCGTCAATTCTTACAATTGGTAATACAGTGGTTGTGGTTGTGCCGTGCTCTACAACTTCACCTTCTGGTCTGATGGAAGAAAGAGATACAATAGTAAATGTAAATTCTTGTGCCCAGTTTGATCCGTTCCAAGTGTATGTAATTCCATCATTTGGATGGGTATAGCTATCTGATATAGATGGAGAAGATGGCCAACCAGTATATTCTACTGGCGCTTCAATGTAGTAGCGAACACTTTCACCCTCAGCAAATACACCGACAGAAGTTTCAAAATCAATAGAACCTTTTTGATATGCGGTTTGTCCTGTTGTCGAAGTAAATGTTACAACTTTGACGAGACCAATGGCACTAGTGTTTACACCATTAATTGTTTCGCCAACAACTAATTTATTCCCACCAGCGTTAAAGTCGAATACTGCCCTGTAAAGAGCTTTACCAAATATTTGATGACCAATAGGAAATCTTCTCTTAAAGTCTCCTCCGTATGTAGAATCATAGTATAATCTCTGCTTGTCATCAAAAGTACAAGCAAAATTCCAAGTAGAAACAGGGTTGCCTAGAGTGTCTAGTTTATCCCTAAACACCATGCCAGTAATGTAGTTTTTATCAGCAAACTTAAAGACGTGTTTATTTGGATTTGCTGGCCTTACAGTTACAATTCTCAGTGAGTCGCCAACAACAGAACAATCGGGTGGGATTGAAATCGGGTTATCTTCTACGTAATCTCCACCAGCGATGATAACCGTTTCTTTTACATTTACTGATTCTGTAGCAATTTGGCAACCACGTTTAATAGTTCTTACTGGAGAAGCTACAGATCTACCATCATTTTCATCATCACCAATTTGCTGAGAAACATAAACACGACCACCAACGTCATTAGTAGCTAGATTAAGAACATACTCAGTGGTAGCAATTTTATTTGAATTGTCTCCCAATGGAGGAGTGATAGATCTAGGCCAAGTAAGTTCCCCAAAACCTGATTGGATTGGATCATTTACACGAAAACCAACATGTTCTAATACAACTGTCCCATTAGTCACTTCTCCTTCACCATGTAAAGGAGGATTAACACCTGTAATGCCAGTATTTTTTGCTCTATATACGTTTCCTTCGTAGTAGCGAATTGAATTTTTTGTTAGCGAAACACCGCCCACCCAAACTTGTTCTGAATTGTTGGAAAATAATTTTAAATGGGGGGCTCTATGAGCAAGGTTAGCAGTAACAAAATTTTCTAGGTCTAGATTGAGAATACGAGCAGTATCGGAAATAATTGATGATGAAGTTCTAATAGCACCGTTAACATCAATTTCATAATCAATAGTATCTAAAGAAGTAGTTGCTATCGCTCCACCGCCAGATGTATCACCCTCAGCATTTTGAATTGTTACCGATGGCGCGGTAGTATATCCAGATCCTGGATTAGATACAATAATTGCTATAACTCTTCCGTTCGATAAAATTGAACTTCCAGTAGCTTGAATTGCTCCGAGTACTGGTGGAGGAGGATCTATAATTACTAATGGAGGTGTGGTATATCCAGCACCTTGAGAAGTTACGTTAACGCTATTAACACGACTTCCTGTTCTGTTAACACCAATTCTTGGTAATTTAGTCGATGGATCGATTAATGCTCTAAAAACTTCTTTTTCATCAGATCCTTGTCCAGATCTAATTACGAAGTTATCACTACCAATGATTTTAGGAGTATCAGATTTGATATACTGCTTATCAGAATTAAATTCTAATCCCATGATTGTATCTCTTCCAAGAATTATTGTTATTACAGGAATTTATTACTACTATTTATCAGTTCTTACCAAGAAACCGATACATTTTGAATGTGGCAAATCCATTTGACTACACCAGTTGCTCCGTTTGCCACAACACTAAAACTAAATTCCCCAGCATTTCCTGTATCGTAATTTGATACAGTCCAAGACTGTCCAATGGGAACATCATCTCTAATGACTGTTGTTAAAGATGACAATGATGAAACATCTCCAGAAGAATTACATTTTACCGACGTTTCTATTTTGATGGAATAAATACCAGTACCATTTTGTCCAACAGCAATTATATTAGCTGTGATGAAATTTATGGTATTATTTTCTAATTGGATGTACTCGTTTTGTGTGGCACTTTTAGATAAAATAGCAGTATTTAATGCCTTTAATATAAATTCTGATTTTTTTATGTCAGTATAATTGACATTTTGTAATTCTAGTGAATTGACGTTTTGAAGATCGTAGTTATCAGAAATGATAGTAGTTTGCTTAACGCCAAACCCACCTTCTGAATTAAAAGTTTTTGTATCTACAGCCATTTTAATTATCTAATGAACGTTTTTAAAATAGTAAATTCTATACTAGAACCGCTAGAAACAGAATTATCTAATGTGGTTGTTACACGAACATTACCATTAGAATCAAAATCAAAAGTGGCGTCGTATAAAAGATTCCCAGAGAGTAATCCTTCGTACTCTATGTTATATATGTTTGCTCCATTGGCAATAATATTATAATCAACCATATGCTTTTCGTATGTTGATGTGTCAACAGCCACAATGGTGACTTTACAAGCATCTGCTACATTAGGATCATAAAGAACATATGAATTAAAATTATTTGTATCTTTGACTAAAGTAAATTTGTTGGTTTCTAATACAGCATTAGCTAATCCAAAATAAGTCAAAGTTCTATCTAAAACCTTTTCTCCAGTGTATGAACCTTCGGTAAAGGTTTTATTTACGTAGATGTCACCAGTAGCACTTAATCTTAGTAGAGCATCATTAGTAAGACCAGATTTTAATCCGATATCTAAATTATTTTTACCAGAATATAATTTTGTGGTTGTAGCACTAGAAGAGTTAATACCAAATGTGTCGCTAGAATATCTAACATCGTCAACGTTAATATTTAAAATATTGTTATTTGACGTTATAGTATTTGCTGTTTGGAAGGTTAATGAAGTCTTTGTAACACGGAGGGTATTATCTCCATCATTATAGAAGTATAAAATATTTTCATTAGCACCAGATGCTGATTCTGGAATAATATAAGTATTGCCATCAACGTCTCTTACTCCACCTAAACTTGTCCAAGCAGATCCGTTATATCCTTCGTATTGTGAAGTAGCGGTATTAAATCTAACAGCACCAGCTTCAGCAATACCTCTATTTAAACTATTGCCAACTGGGAGAACTAAAGAAGTTGTGGAATTTACTTTGACTAGTTTTCCAGTAAATGGAGTAATAGTGATGTCATCAGTAACACTAGAAATGTCGCTATTAGTAATCTTTAATTTGTTGTTTACGTTAACTGTACTATTAATATTAACGTTATTAACGTTACTGAAAGTTATATTTCCGTAAATAGTTCTGACGTATTCATAATTATCTGTTATTCCTGAAGTATGTGTTGGAGCAGAACCACCAGATGTTAAATTTGTAGTTACTCGATATACATAAATTCCGTTGTATACCAAATTATCTTGTTCATATGCTGTAGCTGGTTCCCATTTAAGTACGCCAACTAAATTAACAGATGATATTGTATTTGCCGATCTAAATTCTAATTTATCTTGATCTAATTGTAAACTATTGAATCCATTATTATAGAAGTATAAGATATTTTCATTAGAACCAGCTGAAAGCTCTGGGACGATATAAGTGTTACCATCAACGTCTCTTACTCCACCTAAACTACTCCAATTTGTTAATCCATATCCTTCAAATTGATGATTTGATGTATTAAATCTAATTGATCCAGTTAGAGCCGATCCTCTTTCGCCAGTTGTTCCAGAAGGAATAACCAACGATGTTTGGGAATCAACAATGACATTAGTACCAACAGATGGTTTGATAGTTAATCCAGAGAGTTTAGTTTCTATTAGATTCGGAGAAAGTGTTAAATTTTGATTTACACTTAAAGAAGTATTTTTTATATCAAGAGAACCATTTGATGAAACTATTGAATTAATACCTTCAAAAACTAAATCTGTAGTAGTAATGTTTAGAGTATTGAGATTATTATTATAGAAATAAAATGTATTGTCGTTAGCTCCTACGGAAGATTCTGCAAGTAAATACGTATTACCATCAGTATCTCTAACACTACCTAAACTAGACCAAACATTTGTATTTCCGTCATATCCTTCAAATTGTCTTGTGTCGGTATTAAATCTGATAGCTCCAGTTTCAGCATCTAATTGGGGTCTTTGTACCTGAGTTCCAACAGGAACAATTAGTGCCCTATTAGAATCAATTTTTATATTTTTTCCTGGAGATGGTTGTAATACTAAAGGATTATCTAATAATGTGGAGATTACATTATTAGAGA